GGTCTGCCCTACTTTCGCCCATTGTTGCCGACCTCCGCTGAGCTCACCTCGGTGAGCGCAACCTGACTCAAGCGCGACAATGTGCCTTGTGGAAATGTCACAATCCAAGTGCCTTCAATTCATCGGTCGTTAGACCCAATGCTTCAAGTTTTGCTTGAGCTGATTGTCTAGCTGCAATGGCTTCTGATTCCAATGCAGCTTGTTCAGCATCCAATTGCTTTTGAGCCGTATAAGCTGCAAATTCATCATCTGTCATTTCACGATCAATGACTTCATTTGTTTCAAGGTTATGTATCCTGACCATTGGTTTTGTCATTATGAGACTCCGTAAAGTAGTACTGTACCTGTTGAAAAGTTTCCACCAGCGTTAGAAAATACTAATGATGAGACAGCAGTGGCAACAGCGTAAGAGCCAGATTGCCAAAATACCATGTCGCTTGGACTTGTAGTTCTAATGTAACCATTAAATGTATAGTTTTTATTGTTGCTAGCATTAGTATAATTGTTAATCTGCAAAGTCATGTTATTGGCTGTGTTTGCACGAGCTAATGCTGTAACTGTGTTAATGTATGTATTGCCGCCAATAGTTACAGGCCCAGTTGCCGTATTGTTGGTATTTGTAATTTGAACCCCAAAACTGTCAGTAGTACTTGCATTTGGTGCAATACGGAAAACACCATCGCCTGTTGCATTAGTCACTCCAAATATAAATGCAATTAAAGTTTTATAACTTTGGCTGATAGAGCTGATAGTAGTTGTTGCACCTGACAGAGTAGTGGTGCTAAGCAAGGTCATGCCGCCGGTCGGTGTTGCCCATTGTGGGGCTGTTGCGCCTGAATTAACTGTCAAAACCTGACCAGCTGTACCAATTCCTAATCGAACTGGAACAGTTGCGTTGCGATAAATTATGTCACCAGCTGTTGTAACAGTTGATTTGGCTATCGCTGCATCAGCTAGATCATAAGCTGATTTTGTTGCTGTCGGTGTTGAAGCCAAAACCGATGATGTTGTGGATGTGGAATCTGATAGCTGCACCGATCCTTTGACCGATGTTGTCGCATCCTGAATCCCGATAGTGATTGCACCGGATGTGCCGCCGCCGGTCAATGGCGATGTGGCCGTCACGCCTGTGATGTCACCTTGATCATTTGCAATCCACACAAAATCCATGTCGGTGTTTGAGTTTTTGGCAAGAATTTGACCAGATGTGCCACCGAGTAAATCGGCCATCGATGTTGCAACAGCTTGACCAAATACTTCAAAATCAGCTGGCAAGTCCGTGACCAAATCTGTCGCCGTGGGCATTTGCCACGAAAATGGGGTCGTTGGGTTTGACACTTGTTTTCCTCCTTATGCTACGACTAATGCTTCAGCCCATGTAAGGCTGCCGCTGATTGTGTTCCATGATTCTGCAATTGCGACATCTTGCCATTGCATGGCTTGCAATGAAAATGCCAATGGTGAAATGATAGCCGTGAGCGAAACGCTGTTGTATGCGGCACGCCATGACCAGCCTTCAACAAAGCCCAAAAATGTTCCGGCGGCCATGTTTAACGGCAAATCGTTGATCCGCGTGGGCATACCCATGAACACATTGATCAATGCATCCCGATCAACATCATCCAATTCTGGGTTTGTCAGCTCAAATGTAAAGTCATTAAAATTAAATTGTGGATACGATCTTAAAGACAAATAGAAATCTGCCTGATCCTCGGCATCGGCTTGATGTTTAATTGTGGTTGTAAAGATTTGCGACAATTGCCCGAAAACGGCTATTGATTCAGGATCGTTTGCACTCGTTTCGCTGTTGCTATTTTGGCCGTATTTAATTGTGATGTCGTTTCGCACATCACCGGCTCGCTGTTGGATACTCAAACCTGGTGCAATTGCATGATTGGCTGTTAAATCAACATAACCATTTGTCGCAAGATAAATTGAGCGATGATCTGCCGAGGCATAGGAAATTTGACCTGTTGCCGATTCGTAGATGTAACCCAATCCCGATGTGGCTAAAGCTGCAACCAATGAATACACATCAATTCGCTCTGATGATCTTTGCGCAAGTTCATAGCTGCCGGGTGTGTCAATTTCGCCTAATCCACTATTTTCTGCATTTTGCCATTGAGTCGTTGGATCATAGGATTGCCATTGTAAAGCTGCCGGTACTTCATTCCATGAATTGACCAACAAATCGGTAAGAATCGTCAAAATCTGATCACCGTCAAAATCTTGAGATAAAACACCATCGGTCAACGCTTTTGGTAATCTTGACAATGCACCCAAAGCGATAATTCGTATGCGCTGAGCATAATCAACCGATCCGACCTCAGCCACAGAAATGCCAACCTCAACCACCGATCCACCAAAAATCGGCACAAATGTAGCTGTCGAATCTTGCAGTTCAATGGTAAGTGCATTGTTGATCTCAATTGCCACATTGGATTTATCAAGGTTGATTAGTTCAAGATTGATGTATCCGGCTTGAGCCTGTTCATAAATGTTTGTTCGGCCGCTTTGAATAGTTAGATTTGCCAAAACAGCGGTTTGGTATTGCACGCCGCCTATAGTCACGCGCCAAACTGGGTTAAATATCGTCATGCTAATTGGAAGTTACCCGCGCCGCCGGTGCCGCGATAGAAGCTGTTGTTTAATGTGTCCACAATTGTGCGTGCTGTACCTTCAGAATCAATTGCGCCATTGACTGTTAAATTTATAGTTGGGGCATTTGTATCGGCACCCGGAAAACCACTCGATGGATAATTGCCGGCTCGGCCTGAATCAAATACTGGCACAACAATTTTTGGCTTAGTTATTGTGGGCGTCGTTGAAATGGTTGAACCGACAACGCCGCTGCTTGCTCCGCTACCCGCAACGCTTGAACCGCTCACAAATGGTTGGCCATTTGGCATTGTTCCCGAAAAGCCCCCAACTGATGCGCCGGGCAATCCCGCTGTTCCCGTGTCTGATCTGCCTGCAAGCGCATTGGCACCTGCTAAAACAGCTGCCGCCAACGCAACCGCGCCAACGCCTAATAATGGGTTTAATGCAAACGCTGAAGCGACACCCGCAACAATTGATGACGCTTTCAGTAAATTGTATGCCTTGATTAAACTGTTGATTAAAAGGATGGTGGCTGTCACACCCGCAGCAATTTTGCTAATAACAAAAACACCTGCAATTACGGCCGTCAAGACAAGCAATTCAGTCTTAAATGCCACGACTGTTTTTAGAATAGCTCTAATTTGTAGCCCAAAATTGTAAGCACCTGCTGTTGCGTTTTTGCTTGCTTCATCAAGACTACCTTCTCCAGTTAAAGCATTGACAAATGACTGCAAATTTGGCACAGCTGTGGTCAAAACAAAATCAGACAATTCCTCAATGACTGGCAAAAGTGCTGCACCGATTGATTCTTTGGCTTCATCCGTTGCGATCTTAATGCGCTCAAATTTCTTAGCTGCCGTCTCAGCTGCACCTTCAGCGAATTCGCCATAGGTTGTTTCCAATTGGCGAATTATTGCGTCATTGTCTTTTGATTTCAATAGGTTGGTGTCAAGTCCAAGCCCCAATTTGCCAAGCGCGGTTGTGTTTCCGTCATAGGCTCTACCCAAGGCATTTGTGACTGTTTCAAGAGGTTTGCCGCTTGCCGCACTTAGATCAAGAGCTAAATTGAGAAGTCTTTGAGCTTCATCGACATCTTTTGTACTTCTAACTAAGCGAGTAAATGCTGGCCGCAATTCATCGTCCGTGACACCGATTGCAATTGAGGTTTGTGTAATGTAATCCTCAACGCCTTTAACCTGAGCCGCCGTAGCTGATGTGGTTGCCTCGATTGTCTTTGCCAATAATTCTTGAGCGGCTGCATCCTCGGTTGCGGCCTTAACGGCATCAAAGCCAAATTTCAATGCGGCAGCACCAGCCAACGCAAAAGCCAATGCCGCTTTTTTGCCAAATTCTGTTGCTTTATCACCAAATGATTGTGTTTCTTTGCTTGCTGCGTTTAATCCTGAAACTAAATCTTTTGTCTCCGCGAGAATAGATAATTTAAGAGTTCTGGAACCGGTTGCCATTAGTCAAATTTCCTAACTATTTTGTCAAACGCTTGCTCCCATTGTCTGATGATTTCGGGTTGCTCGCGTCTCAATGTTGGATAGATAAACCAGCCACGCGATCCACGGCCTTCACGACCAGACCACACCGGGAATTGCTTGAACTTATTTGATCCAAATTCAAAGCCACCCCAAAGCTGTTGAGTCGTTGCTCCGCCGCTAAATTTTTGCGCTGCAAAGCCAAATGAAATCTCACCAATCTTTGATGACTTACTTACACGCGAACCTTGTGCAATGCGTGATGAGGCTTGATTTGGTCGGCTAGCAGCTGCCGAAATAATTCGGCCTTGAACATAGGTAGCTAGAGAATTGGATGTGCTTTTGGCTTGACTAATTGCTTCATCATCCATGGCCTTAAAAGCGCGGGTTATCGATCGCAATTCTGCTTTGTCGTAAGTGATTGCATCAATTGCCATTGTTGCGCCTCTCCAAAATCTCGATTACGGTCAAGATGTCCTCGGCTGATTCAAATTCATTTGGTGATAACCCCGTCTCCAAGGCTATCTCCCAAATGATCCGACTTAGGCTTCCGACTGCATAACTTTTGGGTCTGCCTCACCAACAATCACATCAGCGATTGTTTCAGTCCAAACCTCGATCGGTTTGACTGGTTTGCCAGCTGATTGTCGCTTCATTGCGTGGTAGGCAAGAAACACCAAATCAGTTATACCCATCTTGTCTTGTGCTTGTGCAATTGTGTTGCCAAATTGTTTTTCCCATTTGACCCATTCCGGCGGTGCAGCCGTAAATGTCTCCTGTGTGCCATCTTGGTATTCAATCGTTATTGGTAGTTTCATGCTCCCGATCTCCTTTTCTAGCTAATTGTCAAAACAGGTGTAGTCACACAAGTAAAGGCAAGCGAAACTGTTTGTGCATCCGGTGCTGTACCGCCGGAATGGGTCAAATGGGAAAAACAATTTGGCGACACAATTGCACAAGCACAAGACAAGATGGGTATAACTGATTTGGTGTTTCTTGCCTACCACGCAATG